CTGCTCTACATAGTCATTGAGTAGTTCCAGAGTTCCCTTGCTCTCGATGTGTTCTATTTCAATGTCCTCGCCATTCAGGGCATCGGTATTGTCAATGATTTGCATATGCCAAGGGTCAGCAGCTTCCATCTCGGTGACGAACTTGTCGAAGATGTATTGGTCATTGATTTCGTTGGCAACCACCTTGACTGCCCTTCGCGTATACTCGTCGAAATTGATATTGTTCTTGAGAAACTCATCCTCTACGGACGCATCATAGAACACCTTGGAAAACATCTTGAGTGGGTTGGGCACGAATTCCAATTCGAGCGTTTCGGTGTCGAACACATGGAATCCCCGCTCTTCTCCGTGGTCAATCCATGTCTGTTCAAAGGGTGAACCCAAATACCATACGTTGTCCATGTGTGAGCGTGTATGAAAATGCCCAGAGAATACCATGTCGAACTTCTGGAACCGATTCCTGTTCATGCCGTCTACTGACACCGAACCTTTTGCAAATGGAAACCCTGCAAGATTCAGATGCCCGAAGACTACCTTGGCCCGTGAGTTCTTGATTCGCTTGATTGTCTCGTCTTCGTTGCCCGAATTAATCCACGGCACCATGAGAACATTCAAGCCATCAAAAGAAACTTCGGACGTTTCTTCGTATACGTCAATGCCATCATTGAACAGGCAGTCCATTGAGTTGATGCGATTGGTGTTCTTGTAGTATGTATCATGGTTGCCAATGACAATGGACAGGTCATATTCATAGCGCATTTTGTCCAATACCTTCTTGAAGCGATGTAATGTCTTGTAGCTGATATGCTTGCGACGGTCTGTTACATCTCCGAGGTGTATGATGGACTTGATTTTGTGCTTCTCCAGATACGGAAAGAATTGCTCATACCAAAATCGCTCTTGATACTCCGCAAAGGTATCGCTGTCTCCGCGAATCCCTGCGTGAGTGTCTGTCACCAATGCAATTTTCATTTAGTTTCTCCAACAAATTTGAGAGGGGTGTTTGCGTTTCTTGATGTCTTCACCTTCGTCTTCTTCTTTTTGCTCTTCTTTTTGCTCTCTACTGTATCCTCAAAATTGGTAATAAATTCTTTCATGTTATCATATAGCTTTGGCATTCCGAGTGTGGATATATTGGCATAATCTTCATTTGGACTTTTCCCACTCTCGGACATTAACAAGTCACCAAAAATATCAGAATTTTCTAGTGCCTTATATCGTATATACAATTGCTTTTTCTCTTTTTGTATCTTACGAAGAAATGCATAATATATGATTTGGGTAAAATATGCAAAGGGATTTCTTGATTTGTCTGGATCGAAATTGTGAATATATGAAAGACAGTTCTCTATTGCATCTGAAATCATATCTTCACGAAATCCGTAGTTAATAAAATTGCTCTTGTACGATAACCTTGTTGCAATCTTCAAAAGACACTCTGCAATATAATTAGGAACCTGTGGCTTGGGATCACCACATTCTTCAGCTTCTTTTACTTCTGATTTCCATGCAATAAATGCATTCAACAACTCTTCGTTGTTGACGTAATGCTCTGGTCTAGCCTTTGTCATGTGTGATTCCTTTTTTGTTTTTCAAGTTGACTACATAATTTTTGACCTTGAACTTCTCTGACTTGTATATTGCAAACCTCTCTTGGTAATGCTTCAATGCAAAATTCTTCATCTTGCGTCCACACGACAAATCATCCACAATGTCATATAGGACTGCTTCAGTATCATCAACCCTCCTCAATGCCCGGCCGATGCTTTGCAATGTTCTAATGCGTGACTTGCCGGGATGAGTAAAAACCACATTGCTAAGGTTTTTAATATTGATGCCTGTAGAGTATACCCCCACGGATGCAACAATAATCGCATTCTTTTCGGTTTCTACCTCGGCTCGAATATCCTCTCTCTCTGCTACCGGGGTTCCTCCATGAACAAAATAAACCTTTCTCCCCTTTGCAGCTTTATGAATTTGGGTAAACAAAGGAACACCGTGCTTCTCAATGTAATTGAAAAGCACAAGCGTATTGCCCTCAAGACTCAATGCCAAATTCTTAATGAAGGTATTGCGAGATTCGTTTGTAACGAGGTGGTCAATCTCTTCTTGGTATTTCAGTTTTGATGAAATCTTTTCCTCATGTTGCAGGATGATTGCCTTGACTACGAAATCAGAAAGCACCTTATCGTCAATGAGTGTTTTGGTTTCTATGACCCTACGCACAGGCCCCAACAAACCCTCAACAACTAATTTGTTTGTCAACATCCCATCCAAGGTTCCAGTAGTGCCAAAGCGATATTTGACATTGGGTGCCTTGGTTAAGATCCCGGTGAGTGATTTGGCCTTTACCCCATGACACTCGTCAATGGTTATCATGCCAAACTGGTCAAAGTATTTCTTGGACATACGAAATAACGATTGCCATGTAGAAACCACAATACGATTCTCCGTTTCCTTGGATCGTCCAGACATGATTTGATGTACATTATCACCAAAACCATAGTCCTCGAAATCCTTTGTCATTTGTGCAACCAACGAAGTAGTAGGAACAATGATAAGGATCTTCTTGTCCTGTGCTTCCAGATAGAATCGGGTAAGTAAATAGATAATAAGACTCTTGCCCGATCCAGTTGGTGACAATAGCAGCATTCGTCGTTTTCGTATTGCGGACACAAATGCTTCTACTTGGTAATTTCTTGGTGTGTATTTAGATGGAAGATTCAGAGTATTGATGAACTCAACTGCCTCATGTATAGAAAAGTTCTCATCTGCATCTAATTCACAATCAAATTCATATCCCCTCTCCTCACAAAACTCTTGTATATTGGACACCAACCCGGCATAGATGGTTCCGTCACGATAGGACAAAAGACGCAATTTACCATCCCAAATCCCAGCCTTATATTGTGGCATATATTTTGCATTGGGAACATTGAACGTAAAATGCTCAGAAAGCTCCCGCATAATATGAGGCTCGGCAGTTGCCTTGAGATAAACCTCGTCTATCTTCTTCAAAGAAAGAACTTCAGAATTCATTGGGATGTTGTTCTAGTTTAATCCATTCGTGAATTTTCTCCAGTTAATTGCATTCTGGATATGAAAGGATCGGTTGTTAACAACTTGAAGGATTGACTTGAGGAATTCAATCTTGTCTCTTTGGTCAGACACCAACAACAAGCTATTGATAACCTCTTGGTCGGCACCAATATATCGGGGAAGGTCTTGCTTCAGAACCTTGAGTCCATATGGCTCCCAGCCCCGTTCCTCAAGATCCTCTTCGCACATGGTTCCTAGATAATACTCGGACTTTTCTTTGATGAGGACATCGTGCATGGTTGACATCTTGTACAGAATCTTGTTTTCATCCGTCAGGACATTTAGGTACTTTGAATGCAGAACAGGGATTTTCAGACTTTCGTTGTCCAGTTCAATATCGTTGATTTGTGCATCTTGGTTCCATTCGTTTTGTAATTCTTCAATTTTCATTATAATTACCTTTCCAATAGTATATTTGAAATTATATGTGAAACTCGCCTATATTTAAAACAATCTTACTCAGTATATATCTCTCGAATCTGGGCCATAATGTAAGCACATTCATCTAAATGTCAAGGCCAGACCTAGACCTTTTCATAGGTATAGCTCAGATATTTGAAGGAGACTGCTGCCTTCAGAGTGGTGATTTCCGTGGAGGAGGAGTCAAATGCAATTTCTGACAATCCAATAGGAAATAAATCTCTAAATTTAAAATGAAAATTAGGACGCATATCGGAATTTAATACAATTAGGGTTGCATCCGAGGTGAGGAATTTGGCTTTCTGGGAGGCATATTGGGGGTATTCTTCGGGGAATCCTAATCCGGCAATCCAGTCAAATATCTCCAGCCATGTACTCATGTCCTCGTCAATGATGAACGTTATATTCAAATCCTCAAATGTCATGGTTTCGCCAGGGACCGTGGTCTGCAAGAACGGGGTAGGGAATGGGGCTGCACCCAGGGAGACACCCGGAAGAGAGACTGCCGTGATGA